AAAGGCAGACGGGTATTAGACCAAAGGAATTAGAGGGGCCAGACTTCCCAGTTCTTTTGTCGCATATCTGGTCTGCCTTTGTTGCATGTAGCAAGGGAAGGACAGGGGGTTTTAGTGGTGCTAACCCCCTCCCCTACGAAAGTATAAAAGCTTGGATGGAACTTACAGGCACACCACTAAACCCAAGAGAAGTAGAACTCGTCAAAGAGCTTGACGTGATATACATAAGGACGCAGTAATGCCCACAGTTGACCTCCGGTTTATGATTTACGGTAAAGACGAGATCAAGCAAGCCACTAGCTATCTGCTTGAACTTGGCGCTGCCAGTAAAGATCGCATAGTTGCTCACGACAAAGAAGGTCATGCCATGAAGAGGGGCATGAATGCTACTAAGCAATACAATCAACTTTACAGCAAGTTACTTAAAATTAGGTCAGACGATCTTGCGTTAGGTCAGATGACTGAAAAACAACAAGATACGCAGTTTAACAACCATATGAGGATGCTCAAGGCAGAGGAGTCCAGACTTAAGGACTACGTTCAAACAGATAAGGTTGATATAGCTCAAAGAAAGCGTAAGAATAAGATAATAGATGAGTCTATCAAGAAGACTGACAAGCAAACCGCAAAGGTAGAAAAGCTTAAGAGGCAATACAGCAGTTCGTATGCGGCCCTAGAAATGTACAAGGATGCGGTGACGGGTATAAACCTTGCTTGGGGTGGTGATAAGACTGCAGAAGGTAGGCAAGCACTTAAAGCCCTTACAAAAGACTACCATGATTTCACCAATGCACTTAAACGTGGCGCTATCGTAGACGCAGGAAACCAGTTTGCTCGTTACGGAGACCAAGCGTATAGGGCAACGCAGAAAACTAAGAGGTTTGTATCAGTTGGTCTGCAACAAGCTGGTTATCAGGTCAATGACTTTATTGTTCAAATTGCCTCGGGGCAGAACGCACTCGTAGCTTTCGGGCAACAGGGTTCTCAGTTCGCTGGTATCTTTGGTACTGGGGGTGCGATTATAGGTGCTGTCATCGCTGGTATAGCTGCATTTGCCAACTTAGTCTACCAGACGTACAGGGCTGAAAAGGCTATAGAAGACCTTACTGAATCGTTCTCCGAGCTTTCAAGTAAGATAGGTGAAATACAGAATATGGGGGGTCAACTTGACAGTGTCTTAAAGGCACCTATGACTCTTGCACGGTATGAACTCTCTAAGCTGCTAAAAGAGATGAGGGCGATAGACCTTAAGGACGTCCGAGAAGAGATCAGCCAAACTTTTGGTGTACAATCGCAGTCAAAGTTTAATAAACTAATATTCCAACACATCCCTATTATCGGTAAGGTAATTATACAGAAAGATGGCATACTTGCAGATATGCAAAAGTCTCTAAAGGAGATGAAAGGAACTGAGGCATTGGCCACTGCAGCGGCGGCAGGTAAGGTTTTTCAACATGCAACAGCCATTGGGGAACTAGAGAAAGACATAGACGACCTAGCCATTGCCCTTTCCGCACCAATCGACTCCGAACAAGACCTGATTACTCTTGGGTACGAACTAAATAAGATCACTAAGGGTCGTAAAGGACTGCTTCAAGATCAAGTACGCCTGTTCATGCAGGAAACAGGTATTCTGGGCCTTATGGTTGATCAGCAAATAGAAGCAGCAGAGCTTCAAGCAGAAACAGATCAAGCGGCGGCAGATGCACAGGCGAAAAAGAAAAGACTAGCGCTGCAAATGCGTCAGGCAAACATCAAGCACCTTGAGGGCGAACAGAGGGCTATAGAAGCTGCCAATGCTAAAGATGTAGCTCATCTTAATAAGGTCTACGCCTTTAATCAGAGGATAGTAGACCAAACTACTGCCTCTAACAAGAAGGAAGAAGACTTCAATGTCGCCCTGATGAAGACAGAGGGTGATCTGAAAAACGCCCGTGACCTTGAGATAGAACAAGCTAAAACGACTGCTTTTCACAGGGCTATGTCTGGACACGAAGCGTTGAAACTAACCACCGCAGAGTTTAACACTATGCAGGATTTGGCAACAGAAGCTGGTAAAGCCGCTGGAGCTGCTGTGAAGAGGAAGCACGCCGCTGAGGATGCACTGGAGAGGATGCAGGAAACAGTAGCAGCCGCCAGAGAGTTAGCTGCACAAATTGAACGTGCGGCAGATGCCTATCAGACCTTCCTAGACAAGACCCTTAACCTTGGGGATTCGGAACAGGTTATAAGAAGGCGAATAGAAGTCTTAGAAGAGGGACGCAGCACCCAAGAGGCAGCAGCAGAGGGTACGTATCTCAGAGAAGAGCTCAAGGTTCAGCGTGAGGGCGACGAATTAAGAAGACAGCAAGACAAACTTGGCAACGACCGTACTTTGACTGAGGATCAAATAACAGCATCGGTTCAAGCCCGCCTGACGGCACAAGAGGGTGTTCGAGATGCTACTTTAGAGGAACTTGCGCTGAAGGCGAAATTGAAGCCGAACAGAACGGGCGGTGGCAAAGAAGAGGTAAAGGTATACGAAATACTTAGTAAAGAAGCTCAGGCTCTGGGTTGGAATATCAAAAAACGTGAGGCACTTATAGGCCTTACAGAAGAAGAGATAATTCTACAAACTATTAAAATGCAACTGTATGACAAAGCTAAAGACAAGATAGAAGCAATGGACAAGGCGGGTCAGATCAGGGCCGGTAATGAAATAATGAGAGTTGCTAAAATAATAGCTGCGGAAGAAAAGCGTGTTAGGTTCTTAGAAGAGGCGAATGAAAGACGGAAAGCTCTCGCAAAAGAACTAAAGGAAGCACAGGAAGCCTTAGCAGATAGTATTTCTGGTAGTATGGGTGACGCCTTTATGTCTATGGTTGAGGGTACTAAGTCAGTTAAGGATGCCTTCAGGGACATGGCTAGGGCTATCATAAAAGAACTGTATGAAGTCCTTGTCGTTAAACGACTCGTAGGAAGTGCTGAAGCAGGTACTGGTATTTCTGGGGCTATTTATAGGGGCCTCGGAAACGTAATGGGTAATGCTAATGGCAACGCTATGTACGGTGGCAACGTAATACCTTTTGCTAGTGGTGGTGTCGTAGGCTCTCCTACTAACTTTGGTATGTCAGGCGGTCGTACAGGTCTCATGGGTGAAGCTGGCCCAGAAGCTATTATGCCACTCAAGCGTGGTGCCAATGGTAAGTTAGGGGTACAGGCAGAAGGTGGCTCAGGTGACGTTGTCATTCATCAGAACTTTAACTTTGCAGCTAATGGTGACGAGAGTGTCAAGAAGCTCATTGCACAGGCTGCACCACAGATTGCCAGTCTGACTAAAAGTTCTATTATTAATGATCGTCGCCGTGGTGGACAAATGAAAGCAACCTTCGGGTAAAGGAAGTATAACAGATGGCACTGACGTACCCACTAAGTACACCAACGACTATAGGGATTGAAAGTATTGAATTACGTGCAGTCAATGCTGTAGCTACCTCTCAGTCTCCCTTCACGTATAAGCAACAGACTATCGTACATGGTGGACAGAGGTGGGAAGCCTCGGTCAGCATTCCCCCAGTAAAACGTGACTTAGCTGCTGAGTGGAAAGCTATGCTAGTTGGCCTTAAAGGCTCTCACGGCTCCTTCCTATTAGGTGACCCTGACTATGCTACGCCAAGGGGGACTTGTAGTTCATGCGTGGTCACAGGCACTGTGGGGGCTGATGCGGTTAGTGTCGTTCTGACTGGCACACTTAAGGCTGGTGACTACCTACAACTTGGGTCTGCCGCTACTGCTAGGCTACACCAAGTACTTGAAGACATATCTACAGATGGTACTGTAAACATCTGGCCTACACTTAGGCATACGTACACAAGTGCTACTGGTACAGCAAACCTAGCAAGCCCTAAGGGGGTCTTCAGACTAGCACAGAGTGTTACTTCATGGTCAATAAACAGTGCTTCTACTTATGGTATAAAGTTTGAAGCCGTAGAAGTCATAGTATAAGGAGTAAACTAATGTCTATAGTGTATACGTGGGAGATTCTAGATTGTGAGCGAGATGTGGCAACAGGGGGCATTGACAAGGTCTCTTGGGAATGTACAGCGACTGACGGACAAGATATATTGCAGTCCAGAGGAACAGTAACGCTGACACCAGATGCTTCTGACCCTGACTTTACTACTTTTTCTGACGTGACTCAAGAACAGTTAGTAAGTTGGGTCTGGGGGGAAGTCTCTCAGACTGCTACTGAGTCGAGCCTTTCGGTGGCGATGGGCAAAGTAAAAACCCCCAAAGCCTCTGGGCTGCCTTGGAACCCTTGAGGAGATACTGAATGTCCAATTATGGGTCAAGAGACCTTATATCTACGACCGATGCTGACATAAACTCAGATACAGTTTTCCCCTTTTTCGCCGTTGAACTTCTGTTTAGTGATGACCCCAGCACAGGAGCTTCTAAAGAAGTTCGCCTGTGGACAGGTCAAGGGAGTATTTCAGCTGGGCAGATGGGCACTATAGCAAAGACCTACACTGGTGTAAGTAGCCTGTTGAGCATCTCCGCAATAGATGAAACCTCTAACCTTGATGTAAAGGGGGCCAGCATAACCTTAAGTGGAGTAACTGACCCACTTCTGGCTTTAGCCCTTAGTGAACCTTATCAGGGTCGTGTAGCTAACATCTACTTTGGTACCAGTAGTGGTAACGGTAACTTGAACCCTATCTTCTCTGGGTACATGGATCAGATGAATATTTCTGAGTCTTTTGAGAGTTCAGTTATCGAGCTTCAGGTAGAAAACAAGTTGATTGACCTTGAAAGGGCTAGAGTTGCCCGTTTTACATCTGGTTATCAGAAATCTAAATACCCTACAGACGAAGGCTTAGATTTCTTAGAGGACATGCAGGATAGGAAAACTTTATGGAACCGTGTTTAGTGGACGAGTTCTTGTCTAAGTATTGGACCAAACCTTTTGTCTGGGGTGAACACGATTGCATAGCTTTTGCTATTAAGTATGCCAAAGAGTGTTTTGACGTAGACTTGTCCGACGAGCAGTTACAGGGTTATTCTGATTTTAGAGCTGCTAAAAGGGCCTACATAAGAGCCTGTCTTAAACACGAGGTTAAGTCTTTTAACGGGTATCTGAACAAGAAGCTTAGTTTTACTTTAGGGCCAGCTGACGGTTGTGTCGTAGCCAAGCCTGACGTACAGGGGCTTGTGGGGCACTCCTACGGAGTAGTTAAGGGCGGCTATGGGTTTTTTGTAGACACTAACGGTCTAACTCCTATTAAGCTAGACCCTAAACTTGACCTGTACTGGAAGGTAATTTAATGGCTTCAGCCCTATTTATAGTCGTCGGCGCACTTGCTGCGCCCGGTGTAATAACCTTTAGCCTTACCGCAGGCTTTGGACTCAGTCTTGGTGCCTTTGCCTTGAACGTGGGTCTGGGTCTAGCACTTAATGCCCTTGCCCCCAGACCTAAGTCTCAAGGGGCTAACCGTGGCTATCAAGTAAATGCTATGGGGTCGGCATTAGACCACTCAATAATCTACGGTAAGATGCGTGTTGGTGGGGCTGTACTGTATGACGAGTCTACAGGCACTAATAATATTATATACCACCGTATTATTGCAGTAGCTGGGCATGAGGTTGAATCCTTTGACAAGGTCTACATAGAAGACGAAGAGCTTACCCTTGATGGCAACGGTAACGTCACCGGCCCTGACAAGTTTCTTAAGAAAGTCACAACGGGGGTTGTGAGAGATTACAATGGCGACGATTGCTCAGGGCAAACCGGAGATGATCGTGAGACCAACGGGTGCTTTATGCGTTATACATCATCTACAGTTCCCCTCATAAAGATAAACTTTCACACCGGTACAACTAACCAAGCAGCCGATACTGAACTTGTAGCAGAGTCTGATTCAAAATGGACAGCTAATCATAAGCTATCTGGCATAGCCTACATGTATGTGCGTCTTGAGTATGATCAGAGTGCGTTTCCCAACGGTGTACCTAGTATAACAGCGGAAGTTAAGGGTAAGAAGGTCTACAACCCTGCCACTTCTACAACTGCGTGGTCAGACAACCCTGCCCTGTGCATAAGAGATTACTTAACATCGGAGTATGGTCTTAAAGAGCTACCAGCTAATATAGACGATACTTTAGTTAACTCTGCTGTCACTGTGTGTAATCAGAATAACACAGATGATGGCACTACTCGGTACACTTGTAATGGCTCTTTTACTACTGCACTGACACCCTACGACCTGTTAAGTGACCTGTTAACTTGTATGGGGGGCTCTTTGTGGTACTCTCAGGGTAAGTGGCGTATGAAACCTGCTTATTGGACAAACCCCGTGATGAGCTTAAATGAGGATGACCTTCGGTCCCCCATAGAAGTAAGCACACGTCATTCTCGTAGAGACAACTACAACACTGTAAAGGGCACCTTTCGTGGGGCAGAATCTAATTGGCAAGTTACTGACTACCCACAGGTTCCTGAAAACACAGTAGCAAACCCCAACCCCTTCCTCGTCGTTGACGGTGGTCAGGAGGCTGTTGCTGACGTAGACTTACCCTTTACGGATAACAGTATCGAAGCGAGGCGAATTGCTCGGATCAGCTTAGAGAGTAACAGGCAGCAACTTACTATTAACGCCTCTTTTGGCCTGAGGACTTTAGGACTACAGGTTGGTGACAATGTAAGTCTCACTAACACAAGGTTTGGTTGGACTAATAAGCACTTTCAAGTAATAACTTGGTCGTTTGGAATGACAGGTCAACAAGACCTACAAGTTACCATGACTCTGAGAGAAACTGCACAGTCTGTCTACGACGAGGTTCTCGACAGCGTAGTCTACGAGAGAGACAACACGACCCTGTTGGACCCTTTTGCGACACCTACTCTTACAATAACCCCAAGCCAAGAGATTAGGAAGATTCTGGGTAAAAGCATGGGAGTTCTTTTACTTGATGTAACCAACACAAGTAGTACCCTAAGTTCTGCAGAGGTGCAGATCAACAAGTCTCTTACTACTGACCCGAATTTTACATCGGTAGGGACTCTGGGTAGCTTTGTTGGCACAGAGAGGATTGAGGTCCCCTCTATACTAGAGACCCTCTATGACATCAGAGTTAGGAGCACTAACACTCTGGGAGTTACCGGTGATTGGGTTTATACACTAAGACACCGAGTTAGTCTTCCGGGGTTGCCGCCTGCTGATGTCACTAACTTCTCGGGCAGCGTGGTAGGCACAACTCTATACCTTAGCTGGACACCAGTACCTGACTTAGATTTGGCACACTACATTATTAAGTATTCTCCACAACCCAGTGGCTCAGACTACGACTCCTCTGTTCTTGTAGCTGAAGTTTCTGCAGGCACTAACAACTTAGTCCTCCAAGACGCTGGTACAGGCACTTACTTTATTAAAGCTGTAGATGATACGTTTAGTGGCTCTAATGTCTCCAACAACGCTGCTCAGTTTATAACTACCAGCGCAGGCTTAGAGCAGTTAAACTTAATAGAAACTCGTCAAGAAAGCCCCTCGTTCTCTGGCACACTCACCAACTTGGAAAAAGAGTCTTCTAGCTTTGAGCTTGCCAGCGCCCCCAACCACCTTGTGCTACAGTTTACAGGTGGGCAGTTTGTAAGTTCTGGGACGTACTACTTTTCTAGTGGCATAGACCTTGGGGCTGTTTTTACCAGCAGACTTAGCAGCACCCTTCTTACTGGTAGGTTCGACTACAAGGAAACTTTTGATGCTGCTACAGGTACGTTTGACAGTAGGTCGGGTCTTTTTGACTATCAGAGCCCCGTGGGGTCTGACGATACATCTGTATCTTTAGAGTTGCGACACACAACAGGGGACCCTACCGCTTCACCTACTTGGACTGACTGGCTTCCCCTTAGTGTAGCTGATGTAACTGCACGGGCCTTTGAGTTTAGGGTTGTGTTAGGCTCTACTAACGTCAACGCAAGTCCTGTTGTCAAAGAACTGGCTGTTGTTGTGGACATGCCCGACAGGGTCGCTTCTGAGAGTGGTGTTGTCTTTACTGGAACTAAAAACGTAACGTACGCCACGCCATTCAAGGTTGCCCCAGCTGTAGGAATATCTTTAGCCAATTTAGCTAACGGAGACAGGTACACCATGACAAACAAGACTAGAACTGGGTTTACCATAAACACCTTTACTGGCAACTCAGTTAGTACAAACTCTGCAACCTTAGACTATGTAGCTCAGGGCTACGGAAAGGAAGTGACGTAATGTCGCAACACGATTTTACCATTGGGAATCAACTTTTCCCAGCCACTAGGACAGACCTTAATAATGCCCTTGTTGCCTTAGCCTCTAACTCCTCCGGTAGTACAGAGCCCTCTACTACTCATGCTAACCAGTGGTGGTATGAAACTGACGTTAACATACTTAAGGTACGTAATGAGGCTAACAATGCTTGGATATCCATAGCTGTACTAGATCAGGCTTCTAACAATGTGTTGTCCATTACCACGCAGGGGTTAACTCTTGCTGGCACAGCCATAAGTGCCACTGGTGCAGAGCTTAACAAACTTGCAGGTGCGACTGTTACAACTGCAGAGATTAACAAACTTGCAGGTGCAACTGTTACAACTGCAGAGCTTAACAAACTTGCAGGTGCAACTGTTACAACTACAGAGCTTAACAAACTTGCAGGTGCAACTGTTACAACTGCAGAGATTAACAAACTTGCAGGTGCGACTGTTACAACTACAGAGCTTAACAAACTTGCAGGTGCAACTGTTACAACTACAGAGATTAACCAGTTGGATTCCATAACTCGGGGGTCAATCCTGTACGGAAGTGCAGCAGGAACAGCTCGGTTATCAAAGGGGACAAATGGGCAAATATTGACCGCCACGGCGACCGACATAGCATGGGCGACTGCGGCTACTCCTGTGCTTGCGGCTATTACTAGCAATGGCACAGTTCCTAGCCTGAACACGAATATCACGGCTGGGGAAATTCGCACACTTATTGGCGCTGGCACAGGCAATTCGGACAGTGACACCGTTTACTCGATCCAAGATGGCGAGCTGAGTGAAAACAGTTTTACCAATGCAGACCATACGAAACTTAACAATATTGAAACTGCTGCTACTGCTGACCAGACCAACGCTGAGATTAGAGCAGCTGTTGAAGCCGCAACTGACTCAAACGTGTTTACAGATGCAGACCATACGAAACTTGGCAATATTGAAACTACTGCTACTGCTGACCAGACCAACGCTGAGATTAGAGCAGCTGTTGAAGCCGCATCTGACTCAAACGTGTTTACAGATACAGACCATACGAAACTAAACGGCATCGCAGCAAGCGCAAACAACTACACTCACCCTAACCACTCTGGTGAAGTCACCAGTACCGCTGACGGTGCAACTGTTATTGCCGGCAATATTGTAGACGAAGCAAATTTAAAGGTCAGCAATAACCCTACAAATGGCTACGTCCTTACAGCCCAAAGCGCAAACGCAGGCGGCTTGACTTGGGCTGCTGCTTCTGGTGGCAGTGGCGGTGTTGGTGTAAGCCAATCTTGGCAGGCAAACACTAAGGATGGTCGAAACACTGAGGGCGTACCGATACAAGTTTTTGCTGAGTTTTCAGGCGTAGGAAATACTGCAAGTTTTCAGGTTTCTTCCGACAACAGCACGTGGATCACGCTTGTGTTCAGCCCGGGTTATGTTGACGAGGGTGATAGTTTTGGTGGGGGTAGGAGGCGTGCGTGGGTAATAATACCGGATGATCATTACTGGAGAATTACAGGGACAATAGCGTCCCAAAGCGGCCAAGGCGGACCTGCGGTTTACAAAGTACTAAAGTAGAGGGAAATACAATGGGATACACACTAGGACTACGAAGTAGACAGAACTTGTCTGGGGTACACCCTGACATGGTTGCTGTTGTTAAAAGAGCATTAGAGATTAGTGAAAAGGACTTTAGTGTAACGGAGGGTGTTCGTAACATTGAACGTCAGCGTATACTTAAGAAGACAGGTAAGTCAACTACACTAAAGTCTCGTCACCTGACGGGTCATGCAGTAGATGTTGTACCTTACCCTGTGTCGTGGGAATGGGATGAGTTTTACCCTATTGGGGATGCGATGAAGGCAGCAGCAGAGGAGCTTGGTATTAAGATTGTTTGGGGTGGCGACTGGAAGAAGTTCCCTGATGGGCCTCACTTCCAACTAGATTGGAAAGCCTACCCCTGTGACTAGCGGGGATGAATTTTGGGTAATGAATAAAAATATATCGGCAAGTCTTATGTTTGCCTTGGTAGTGCAAGCCGCAATGATAGTTTGGGCTATTTCACAGATGAGGGCAGACGTAGATGCCAACTACGCCTCGATAGTTAGAATAAGTGCCGATGTTAAGGCTGTTGAAACATCCTCAGTTACCCAAGCCGTGCAGTTAGGCAAGATAGAAGAGAACATAAAGGGAATTAAAGAGTCCCTTGAAAGGATGCTTGAGGTAATGGAGAGAGACTAATGCTAGACCCCATAACGGCCATATCAGCCTGTACTGCTGCGTTCACTATGACCAAGAAGCTGGTGCAACATGGCAGAGAGATAGAAGACGTTATGGGGCAGCTAGGAGAGTGGTTTGGTGCCGCCTCTGATCTCCATAAGGCAGAGCAACAAAGAAAGGCCCCTTCGACTATACAGAAGCTAACTGCTGGCGATAGTATAGAGAAGGAAGCCTTTGATATAATTGTCCACAAGAAGAAGCTGGCAGCTCAGGAGAAAGAGTTGATGTTCTTACTGAACATGAGGTTCGGACCCTCTACTTGGGAAGAGATGATCAAGCTCAGACGTCAGATACGCAAAGAGCGTGAAGATACTGTCTACAGGGCAATGGAAGCTAAGAAAGAAATCATTAACAACATAGCCCTCTTCTTGTTGTCCCTTGGCATTATAGGCTTTGTTTTTCTAGGCACATATTTAATAGGTAAGGGTACAGGTTCGTGGTAAAAATGTTCGTCATACTACTGATGCTTTCCACTGTGGGTACACAGGCTAAAGAGCCACGTATGGTTATCTGCAAGTTGTGGAAACGTATTGCTATAATGGGTATACAACAGTGTTGGTACCGTGGCCCTAACGGGTCTTCTGCTACATACTACCCCACACCCCTGATACCTAAGTACGAGTACGGTGCTGCCTACAGACAATGCCCTCAGAGGTTTGAATGTGTGTACGACTTTAAGAAACGTAGGCCTTCAGCACAAGAGATTATAGATGGCTTGAAAGGACGATGAATGACTGTAACTATGGAAAGACTTTTGCACTGGAAGATACTTCCTCGTATTATGATGCTGGTTATGACATACATGTACATACATGTACTGTTCTGGTTCATGAGCTTACCCCCTGATTTTATGACCTCACAGGCCACTGCTCTCACAGCCACTGTGACAGGTGCTATGACCGGAGCCTTTGCTGTATGGTTAGGACATGAAAAATGATAGGAGCCCTCATAAGCAGCCTCACAGGGCTTGCTACAAGCATCATAGACGGTAAGACACAGGTCAAATTGACAGAGGCTGAGATAAAGAAGAAGCAGCTTACAGGTGAGATTGACTGGGACATAGAAGCTATGAGAGCTACTGAGAACAGTTGGAAGGACGAATGGATCACCCTACTGTTCAGTATCCCACTCATACTTGCGTTCTGTGGAGATTGGGGCAACGACATAGTAGCCCGAGGCTTTGCTTCACTTGAGGTTATGCCCCAGTGGTATCAGATTGCCTTGGGGGGTATCGTTAGTGCCAGCATAGGTATGAGGTCTGTGAGTAAGTTCTTTGGAAAGCGGTAAGGTACTAGAGTTCCCGCAAACGTCAGAGCTAGACAAGCAGTATCTTGAGCTAGAGAAACAGCAACAACTAATTAAACAGCAAGCAGCTTTAATATCCAACACTAATAACAAAAAGTAATACACAAAGTAAAGCCCCTGCGTCCAATTAAGGATACGGGGGCTTTTTTTATTTGTCGTGCTCTTCGTCTAAGTGCCTAAAGAGGGCATACATAGGAACCCTCATCTTAAAGTCTATATCCTTTTCTAGCCTATCTACCTTACCTGCTAACCAGAGAATCAGTAGTGTTTGAACTACCAGTATAATAGACACAACATCAGGCATCTTCCACCACCTTCATCAACCTGTTCCCATACCACTGGGCTTTCTTTAGGTCTTCTATACCGTTCTTGTATCGCCATCGGTGTAAGTATTTGGCAATATTCCCACGTAGGTACCCGATGTACTCCTCTTCGTTTAAGAAGTCTTCGATGTATTCAATACACTCAATGGAACCTGTCCCGTAGTGGGGCGGGTGGTTAACCATGTCACTGTCAAAGTCACTGATCATCTCTCTCCATTTAGCCATTGTCAGTCCTTCTCTGTCGGCTTAACTTCTTGTACCGTCTTCATAGGGTGCCCTAGAGGGGGGATGGGTTGGCCCCTTGGAGTAAACGTAGAGCCTTCCCCTAATACGATCTTAGTTTGACCCGCTTGTACTGTACCCTTAACTTGCATTATAAATCTCCTTTAGGCTTCTGGTTTTGAAATTGCATCCCCACGCAGAGACTGCGGAACTCTGCTGCAGGGTTTGGTGATGTCTCAAGCAGGTATAGCATGTTTAGTTCTCTCACTGCTTGGCACTTCTCTTCCGTTTTATACACCGCATTAGGGGCTCTCACCGAGTAGACAGGTATCCCGTCCTCCCACACACTAAGTATTACAACATACACGTATATCATAAGTTCTCCTTCATAAAAACACGTACCCATTGGGCACATATATCACTTCGCACTATGTCGTCAACCCCAAACTCAATAACTGATACAGGCAACAAGTGCTTCTTAGCTAGGTGGATCACCTTAGACAACCCATCTGCTTCCTTTAAGTCCGACTGTTGAACATCACCGTTAAGGACGATAGTAGAGTTCTCCCCTACCCTAGTTAACAACATCTTAAGTTCGTGGGTAGTTATGTTCTGAGTCTCGTCAACTATGATAAAGGCGTTTTCAAAGCTTCGACCTCTCATTAAGGCCAGTGGTGCCATTTCGATATTACCAGACTTAATACCTGTTTCCACTGTACCCTTACCCAAGTGTTTGATTAGCACGTCTAAGACTGGCAAGGCCCAAGGGTAAGTCTTTTCTTCTAAAGAGCCGGGCAAATACCCTAAGTCTTTTCCTACAGCTACGTGAGGCCTAGTGATAACAATCTTGTCTATACCTTTAGTAGTGTAGAGGTCAGCAGCTACTGTGGCGGTGATGTAAGTCTTGCCTGTACCTGCTGGCCCTAACACAAAGACCTGTGTAGAGTCTCTAAGGGCTTCTATGAACTCCTTTTGCTTAGTGGTCTTAGGGGTGAGGCCAGAAGTTGCCTTCTGATCTGCACCTTTATAAGTTGTCTTACGTCTTGTCTTGGGTTGCTGCTGTGTCACAGTCTGATTAACTCCGCTTCCTTGTATGGAATATGGTAGAATAACTCACCTTTTTGAATGTACCTACCCTTAGCAGTCCTGACAGTCTCCTCTGTCATTTGCTGCCCCCTGATCATCCAGCACTGTGTTAAGTGGACGTTAAAGACATAGAAGTTTACGTTACTGTCGTATTTCTTTAGCAACCTTTCTTTACGATGAGGTATCCGTATCTCTGCCCAATCATCAGGCCACTCCTCAGACCAAGCCCTCTTAACCTCACCCTCCGAGTAATAGACGATACCCTTCTTTGTAGTCTCTACATCTGCAAAGTAGTTCTCTTTGACGTTAGACACTGTGTGTCCTTGCCTCTCCAAGATTTCGATAAGCTTGACCTTAGCAGGGTTGTCAAACCTATCGTACAAACTTTGTTCAAACCGCTTCTTTACTTCTGTCATGTAATATCCACCATTTCACAGACGTCACCAGTACAAGCCATAGTCTGCATGCCACTGGTGTTGTCCTCTACCTCATATTCAGATAACTTAGTCCAGTCGATACTCTTAGGTGAGGTGTCAGTGACCTCAAGGTAGTGACTTTTGTCACAGTCTTGGTAGGGCGCCTGTTGATACGTATGCTCATCGAAAGGCAAGAACGATACACCTGACATTTCATCAAAGTGCTTGTACACGAAGGCACCTACCTCTAGCCATTCGGCCTTCTTGACGTTAATCGTAACACTAGGCTTATGCTCACACCAATGACGTTGATACGCCAGCCACATCTCTAGCTGTTCAATCGCAGTCATGTCAGCAGTATGAACAGCGCCCACAGGAGACTGCATAGGAAAGCTAAACACTGTAGTAGCATCAGGCTTCATAACGTCAGGCTCATTAGGGATACCCTGATCTATCATAAACTGAGTCAGTGGGTCTTTATTATCTCCACGCACAGTACGGATATAATAGGGACTGTGACGAGCATGAATACCAGAAGCTGAGTCAACCAGTTGGGAAACTGTTCCACTGGGCTTGACGCAAGTAATAGCAGTGCTATGAGGGATACCAAGACGTTCAGCCCACTCAGCGTTAGTAGAAATAGCCACATCCCTTAAATGCTCCAAAGTTTCTGACAGGTCATCATTAGCCAGTGTCATTAGCTTATTGTCCATTATCCCTGTGAGTGACACACCGAGCAGTCGTTCTGCTGCGGTATTTGTGTTCCACATCTTTCGCAGATACGGGAAGTGTGTGTAGGTTGACTGTATGGTTCCAAGTATAGTCGCAAGGCGGACTTTGTCTTCAAGGTCTGCCACAGTGTCGTTTGCACGGATGACCACCTCCGTGAGATTACAGAACTGATTTGGGCGTAAAATGATTTCCGAACAGGGGTTTGTTCCGAAGTCGTAGCAAGACTCTCTACGGCCATTTTTTGCAGCTTGTTTAACTGATGCTTGTCTGTTGAAGATACCACGTTCACCACTCCCACTTTCCATAAGTGCGGTCCACTCACGCATGAAGGACATACTATCAGGCTTTTCTGTATAGGCTACAGAGTTATTAGCTAGGCCCCGTTGTTTTTCAGTTTTCCACCAATCCCCAGACTTAGCGTAACGCATACGATCATCTGACAGGTTGCTCAGAGAGATCATAGCAGAGCGTCTAACGCCCCCTACAACGACAACTTCACCGATCTTACACATAAGGTCATGACACTCAAGACTTGACAGGTTACGGCCCTGTGAGGCTTTGAATGTAGTGACTGCAAAGTTAAACAAGTCAACCAAAGGAGCAGGACCACTAGCACGACCACCAAACGTCTTAAGTTTAGCACCAGCAGGGCGAACTTTTGACACATCCCACTTAGGAATTTCACCAGCCCATAGGAGTGCCAACACTTGCCTGAGACCTTTAGCCCAGCCTTCCTTGCTATCCTTGATGACGACAGTCGTTTCGCTTTCGAAAAGCGTAGGAACCTCAGGGAGTTTACTGATGAACTGACGCTCAACACTGAAACCAACCCCCGTACCGCAAAGCAAGATGAACATAGCCTCATCGAAAGACTTAGGATCATCCACGGGTAAGTAGCTACAATTGTACATACAAGTGTTGTCACGTTCAGCAGCAATACCCGCAGTCATGAGTGACCGCATACTCGGCATAACAGATAGGGTAAGAATAGCTGACTCGATCTGACCCATAGTATCAGGGTCATCGGCTAGGTACTTGCCAGCAATATTAGTCATGTACCGACCTACTGTCTCGCCCCAAGTCTCTCGACGTCCAAGACCTTCAAGCCACCGAGCGTAACGGCTGGTCGCAATAAAGGTTTGGTAGTCTGTTGGTAGATAGTTACTTTTCATCTTTGTTCTTTCCCCTTTGAATAATATCTTCGTCTAACCAGATCATACGGTTAATGTCACCACGGTTAATGCCTACGTCTTTTAAGATAGAGTCTGGCAGAGTGTTTAGCTGCTTTATGGTCGCCCTGTGTAGCCGCCAAGTCTGTAAGTATTTCCAGTACCTAGTGAGCCAGTTCATACTAAGTCTTTCAAGTTAGGTGGTTTATAGTTCGGACCCTTCATAACCTTACCGTGTTGGTCTTTAATGGGCTTACCATCTTCATCCAACTTTGACATGTTGGACTCATGTACCCGCTTAAATGCTTCGTCTAAGTCCCAACCAAAGGTAACAGCATATCCGTACACTACATACAGCAGATCAGCTAACTCTTTTAACCTAGCGTGTGGCTCTGTCTCGTCTACAACCTCGTAGAACTCCTCACGTATTAAGGTAAACCTAAAGTCCTCTAAGTCTGAGCCCAGCTTGTACTCTTTGTCCATAGGCTGACCCATATGGTCAACGAACTGTGTAACCATCTCTTGTGGTGTCGCATCAGCAAATATGGGAAACTGGGTGATAGAGATGTCAGATTTCATCTCCATGAAGGCGTCTATGTCATCTTGGGTAATCATCTTAGTAGTCCTCCTCATTTAAGTACTCATCTAAGTCTATTAAACCTGTGTGGTGCAAGTGAAGGGCTACTTCATCCTGTGTCAAACCTGCGTCTAACATTAGTTGAAGTAGCCCAAAGTCTTCCACAACACCAAGTAACTCTTGGTCGCTATGGTATACGGACATTAGGCGCCTTCATAGCCAAATATGTAAGGCGTGTTCGTGTGCTTAAAGTGATCTACAACTGCCTTAGCAGAGTAACTTGCTAGGGTCATGTCTAAAGGTTTACCCAAATACTCAACAAGAACCTTTGTTAAACCCCGTTCATCTACTCTGGGTTCGCTTAGTAACTTAGTTATAGTCATGTCTTCCATCCTTTTAGTAGTTCCATGTAGTGATCTAGTTTAGTGATTACTAGCCACTCTTGTCTGTCTGCCCTAAAGAAAACTACTGGCTCATACTCACCGCCTTGTTTGGCTTGGTCAACAAAGTCATAGATAGTCTTCAAGTTCTTCCTGCGCTTTACTTCAGCAGAGATAGGGATAAGCTCTCTTGCCCTTGGACTTAACTGAATGTCTTCCCCTTGTTGGCCCATAGCCGTTGACCTAACATCGTCAGGTTCTAGTGTTGGGAAGGTCTTCAGTATCTTATCCCTTATCTCTTGTTGACCTAAGCGGCCTTTGGCTTTCGATGATGCGGCGGAACCCATAACTCTCCCTCCGTTCGTCTTAGCCACAGTAGTCGGGCATTTTCCAGTACCCTCTCTTCATCTCCGTCATACCGATGTACCACAGCGTGATACAACTCTTTCTCGTTAGTGCAATGAACTAGCATGTCCTCTGCCTTAACTGGACCCACTCTGTGTAGACCCTTGATGTTATCTGCTGCATCCCCCATAAGAATCTGTTTGTAGAACCAGTGTAGTCCGTCAAACCTGTCCATATAGGTAAAGGTCTTCTTAGTTAGGTTGTAGTGAAGGCCCTTGATTTGCAGCATGTCTTTGTCGATGGTAGCTACAACTGCACGATAGCCAGTGTTAGCTGCGTCTATAGCTATTAGGTCGTCTGCTTCTTCTCCTTCTGAGGTAATAGCACCCCACTCCTCAGACAGATACCTGCGAATAACTGGCAACATGGGCGGCTTAGGCTTATCACTTCTGTTTCCTTTGTAGACCGCAGTCTTTGCAATATCGAAACGAAAGTTGCCCTTGCCAGTTAGGTAGACAGAGTAGTCACGACTGTCATTATAGAAGGAACACTCTGCCAGTATCTCTTTCATAAACGATTTAGCATACTCTAAGGCCTCTACCGCAGTACACTCACGCTTACCGTCATTGTCTTCTACTTTGTGGGCGGCAGCACGGTATGCCACTATGTCGCCATCCACGATAGTCTTTAAAACTGGGACCATACTTCTTCTCCGCCCATGTACTTTGAGCCTATAGCTAAGTCTCCAAACCCAGCAACCCTAGCCACGTTCTGACAGTGGTCTAGGAAGTCTTCAATAGTGTTTACATTAGAAGATGAGTAGGAAGCCTCACGACTATCGTCAGGCCCCCATGCTTCTTGGCTAAGGGTAATAAGCTTCACTTAGAAGCCATCCTCTGATACGGTGGACTGGTACTGTACCAAATTAGTCACGCCGATCTTATCGACACGGCTTCCTGTACGATCACCTTCACCATACACAGTGACCTTGACACGCACTTCAGTACCGTTACCCAGCTCACCGTCAGCGAACGACCAAGCAGCACCCTTAGTCAACTCATCACCTGACCAGTTAACAACCTGTGGGGCGCCACCCAGTGCCTCTGCTACGGGGTTTACGTTGTCACGCTTGAGACGAATGTACTGGCCGATACCATACCCATCACCGTTACGTGGGTCTTTAAGACGCTTGTGTCCTCGGAACTCTTTTGCTACGCCAGCTTCCCAGAACATTTCTAAGTCTGCATCTGTGGACGGATAGAAGTTCATGTTAAATTGCCCTGTAGGGTGGAAGTCAGGGTTGCTATCCATGTTCTCTTTGAAGACCCGTGCATACTCTACGAAGCCGTTCATCACGATAGTTCTTGCTTTACTCATTTTACATTCCTTTGTCTGAGTGTTTATAGTATATAGTAGTGATAAGAGGTCTTTCAACCCCCTTTAGTGAATTTCTGCATAACTTTTACCAAAAGAATAGTCGATGCCTAATGGTATGTTTAGATTTACATGGTCGTTAGTGTAAGTCATGCAGACTTTTAGTGTAGTAGCTAGTGCTTCTTCGTCACCTTTTGGTATCTCTGCAATTACCTCGTCATGGAACTGCCCAAGTATCTTAACACCAGCAGCCCTGACGTAACTAACCCAAGTGTCAAAGCAGTAGACACCTGTGCTTTGGTTTAGTGTGCTGAACCTGTCCTTGTCACTACGCAACACATGCCAAAACTTTGACACAGGATTTTGTATCCAAGTCTTGCCCATCAGTTCCCTGACCTTAGCGTTGTTAGCTACATTCTGTATGGACCAGTTACGAGCCCAGAAAGCTTCTAGTAGGTTAGCTGCTGCCGTTTGTGTAAGGCCTGTCTCACGGGCCAGCTTAAAGGCTCCTACGCCATACGTGGCACTGTAGTTCACCACCTTGTAGTTCTTACGAATAGCCTTAAGGCTAACTTCACCAGAGTTGTGCTTGTCAATGTCTTCCTGTGTGACAGCACCAGTAAACTTAGCAAGGTCAAGGTGAGGGTCAAACCCTTCCTTAGACATTTCGTTAACGTAGTCAGGGTCAAAAGCCTTCATGTAGTGACGCTTAGTAGTATCCTCTAAACTAACCATATCAGCACCACACAAGGTCATACCTTCCCTTGCTATCAGACAGCTACGGATTTCCTGACCGTAAGGCTTGTCCACTGAAGGCAGGTTAACCAAAGGCCGTGAGTGCTTGAACCTAAAGGTATTAGTCAGACCACTGATGGTAGCCTTGAGGAACCCGCCTCTCTCACAAGAGATAAACGACTTGACGATACCGATACGGTGCGACAACACAGTAAGACCGTCTAGTAGGGCTACACCTTCATTGACGTCTATAAGACGCTTAACACTGTTACATAGTTCACCGTCCTTACGGATTTGTGGTACCTTCCTTTCAATCATGTTGACAGGATCACCCTCCTTGATGAAGTTAAACGTACAGGGCTCCCAGCCCATAGAGAACAGCCACTCTTTCACCTGATCTGGTGAATTAGGGTTAGCTGGATCAGTCTTGTGGCAGTGCCGTAGGCTCTCTGTAGTCATGGGGTACTTAGCCTCAGCCAACAACTCAAACCACTTAGTTGCAGCAGCAGAAGGTAAGCCATTCTTAAGGGTCATACGATCTAGTGACGGCTTGTGCTTCATAACCCAGTGTTGCTTATGGGGCATAACTTGCACCAACTGATCGACCTTAACTGCCTTGGCTGCTTCCCACCTAACTAACAAGTCGTTAGCTAAGACATGATCTAAACGCCAGCCATTGTCAGCTTGCTCCCTAGCAGTCTGCATCTTGGTTGTCAGGTAGTCTAAGAACCTAAACTTGTCGAAGTCGTTAAGATACAAACGGTCAAGCTTCTGCTCTTGTATCGACCACAGACGAAAGTTGATCTTAACGTCTTCCTGACAACGGTGAGCATAATCGTCCCTGAACATGTTGTCCCAGTCCTCTATTATAGGCTTGGGCACACCGAAGTCTTCACCGTAAGATGCAAGACCATGACTGCCCCTGTCTGGTGACAGGTACCAACTGACACTCAGTGTGTCGATAAGTCTTGCAGTAATCTTAATGCCCAAGACCTTTTCGATAGCAGGAACATCGAAGCCTACAATGAAGTGTCCGATGAGCGTGTCTTGGCTCAAGAAGAACTTTCGCATTTCATCATAGTCAAAGATAGACACAGGGTCTAGCATGTCAGGGGTCTTATAGCTTACAACGTGTATCTTGGTTAGCTTGTCCAAGAACCCGTCAGTTTCAATGTCGAATACAGTCATGTGTCTTCCCCTTCTTTTGCATCCCAGTATGCCTTCTCTTCGTCATAAGTTTTGTAGTACTTTTCAACAAAGTGTTCAATACCGTCTGAGTGGTAGTGCTTGCGTCTCGATGTTCCACCCCACTGCCCAGTAGTGTAGTAGTAGGAATATCTGGGGCTGTGTTTTTTCTTTGGCTCTTTAACCTTGTAGATAAATATCAAACACTGGTCTTCGTACACAAAATAAGTTAGTTCTTTTGAGTCCAGATAAGCTGTAACATGCTCTAAAGTTTGATTAGTGTACTTTCTAAACTTAGCTTCCCCACTCTTCTTACGACCTACATAAACCCAGCCTTCCTTCTCGCTAGAGTCTTCCTTTAGTTCTGGCATTATATCAATCTCCTGTGTATTGTCTGCACTAACTCTATAGCCATGCAGTACTGCTCCATATTAAGATCATAGACCTCTCCGTCTGTATCTCCGTAGGCGCCCAGTAGTGTCCAAGCTTCTGGGTCGTACTCACTGTCCATGCCTAGCCTTACTATGATGTCCTGTGGCCCGTCAAGTACTGGTACGATCACCGTGTAAACTTCGTTGTAGTTGTAGTAGTCTTGCTCGTCCATGTCATCATCTATCGGCACTGTATTATCCATAGTCTAGTTCCTGTAAAGTAAAAGTGTCCATGTTAAACCGTAGTGAACCAGCGTAACCCTCTTCACTACATGGGCGGTTCTTCTCGACCTTCAAGGTAGTTGTGTTTCTTTCCTGATCGTCCTCTGCTTCTTTGTCTCTACTAAGGTCTATAATAACTGAAGCCCTTTGTCCAATCATTTTACAGTACTTCGGATCACCATCATCGTTAGTGTGTGCGATAGTGATGATACCTACGTTAAGCTCTGCTGCTAACTTAGACAACCGTACAGACAAGTCCGACAACAATTCTTCCTTAGAACTCTCGTTTCGACCTGAGACTACATCTTGGATAGGCTCAAAGAATACATAACGAACACCGCAAGCCTCACGGAAGTATCTAATCTGCTCACACAACTCTTCAGTACCCTGACCGTCACCTAAGAAGAACTGATAGATACACTCGTTAGCAGCTACCTTCCTGATGGCGTCTTCCACTTGCTCAGTGGCACCACAAGCGTCGATCAGGTCTCTTCGGGTCACGTTCATGCCCAACTGGTAACTAACAAGCCCTAAGAGGCTCCTAAGCTTTGTCTCCTCTAAGTGCCAACTAGCGAATGGTACGTTACGTTGTATCAGGTTGTACTCTAAGTACCGCATTACCTCTGTCTTGCCGATACCAGTGGGTGCCTTAATGACGGTAAAGTGACCTTGCATGAGTCCCATGATTTTGTCGTCAAGGGATTGGATACCTGTAGGCACAAACTGATGGTCGGGAGTTTCTCTAAACAGCTTAAGGAACTGATCAGCAGTGTTAAGAACATTGTCAGGAACATACTTCTTAGCGTTCCACCAAGCAGACTTAAACTCCTGTCCAGCCCCAGCCTGTAGAAACTCGTTAGCGTCTTTGTACTTGTCATGCGACACCCTGTAGGTCTTGTTAGGGAACAGCTTTGAAATTTTAGTGGCAATAGCATTTCCAGCTTCATCTCCGTCAACACTGATAATGATCTTTTCGAAGCTATTGATCCATTCACTACAGTTCTCCCACAGCTTCTTAGAGGGGGTAGCAGAGGGCAACGACACCACGGGGTTAGTGTAGGTACCAGACTTAAGCATCTGCGACACAGACAGGGCGTCCAGCTCTCCCTCAGTGATGGTCAACATCTTAGATGATCCAGCGGTAAAGAAGTTCATGCCGAACAACTCGTCACCCTTGAACCCGTCTTTAGCCCAGAAGCCTTTCTCTGTAAGGTTACGAACCTTCACGCCACCACTAGGGTACTTGTACTCTTGTGTCGTATCAAAGGTCATTACACCATAATCTTCCATGACAGAGGCTTTGATGCCCCTCATGTCTACATACTTGCCCTTACCTGTAGTAAGTATGGTCTTGGTGGTCGGGATAACGTCAGCAGTCATGTCTCTTCTCTCCTTCTTTGGGTACTTATCTTTTGCCCAGTCAAACTCGGGCTCATACCT